CAGGCCGAGGCCTTTGGGCATTCGGAACACCAATGACAATGGAGAAGCGCAACTCTGCTTCCCTTCAGAACTGTGCAATGGTATCTACTCGTGATCTTGATAGAAATGATCCAGGAGCCCTATTTGCTTGGGTAATGGATGCATTAATGTTGGGTATTGGAGTAGGTTTTGATACTCTTGGCCAAGATAAGCAGATGCCTATTTATGCACCAACTGAGCCAGTATCAACTTATGAGGTTCCAGACACACGTGAGGGATGGGTTGAGTCTGTGAGACTTTTGATTAACTCATTCTTGCGACAGAACCAGCCAATTCAAGAGTTTAACTATGATCTTGTTCGACCAGCTGGGGCACCAATCAAGGGCTTTGGTGGTGTGGCAAGTGGACCACAACCATTGATTGATCTACATACACGAATTAGAAAAGTAATTGGCTCTAGAGCTGGAGAAACTCTTGATAGCCGTGCAATTGTAGATATTATTAATCTTATTGGAACATGTGTTGTTTCTGGAAATGTTCGTCGTTCTGCTACCCTTGCACTTGGTACGCCAGAAGATGATGGATTTATTAATCTTAAGAATCCAGAAGTATTCCCAGATCGTAACTCATATGATCCAGAAAATCCAGGTTGGGCATGGATGAGTAACAACTCTATTTCTGCTCAAGTTGGAACTAAGTATGAAGACTATGTAGATTTAATTGCAGATAACGGAGAGCCTGGATTTATCTGGCTTGATGTTGCTCGTAATTATGGTCGCCTTGCCGATGCTCCTGACTATAAGGATACTCGTGTAATGGGCTTCAATCCTTGTGCGGAGCAGCCATTGGAGTCGTATGAACTTTGCACTCTTGTAGAAGTTCACTTAAACCGACATGAATCCAAGGAGGACTTCCTCAAGACGTTGAAGTTTGCTTACCTCTATGGAAAGACTGTAACTCTTATGCCAACACACTGGCAACAAACAAACGGTATTATGCAGAGAAACCGTCGTATCGGAACATCTCTTACAGGTATCGCTGCATTTGCTGACGAGCACGGTCTTCCAACAACTCGTGAGTGGATGGACGAAGGCTATAACACAATCCGCAAGTATGATCATCAATACTCAGAGTGGCTCTGTGTTCGTGAATCAGTTCGTGTGACAACAGTTAAGCCTTCAGGGTCTGTGTCACTTCTCTCTGGCGCAACGCCTGGAGTTCACTGGGGTCCTGGTGGAGCTTTCTATCTTCGTGCTATTCGTTTTGGCAATCAAGATCCAATGCTTCATTTATTTAAGGCAGCAGGGTATAAGATTGAGTCAGATCTAGTATCAGCAAATACTTCAGTCGTATACTTCCCAGTTGCATCAGGACATAAGCGTTCTGAAAAGCATGTAAGCCTATTTGAAAAGATTGGTCTTGCAGCAACTACTCAGAAGTATTGGTCTGACAATGGAGTTTCTGTAACACTGTCATTTGATAAGGAGACAGAAAAAAAGTTCGTCGCTCCAGCACTTAATATGTATGAGGGTCAGCTAAAGGCTGTTTCATTCTTGCCAATGGGCAATCAGACATATCCTCAGCAGCCCTATACAGAAATCACAAAAGAAGAATATGATGCATATATTGGAAAGATTGCAAAGATTAACTGGAATGCAATCTATGATGGCGTAGACAATCTAGAAGCAGAGGGCGAAGCTTACTGCACAACAGATGTTTGTGAAATTAAGCTAAACTAATAAATAGATACATATGGCTAGGCTCTACTTGAAAAATAGTAGGGCCTAGTCTATTTTGTATTGAATTATGGTATACTTATGGATATGAATCCGCTAATTAATCGAAAAACTGGTAAGCCTATTGTAGGCAATGTACGTAAAAAGATTATTGAGAAGAACTATGACTGGGGACTTTATGTTTATAAAAAGTCAAATGGTCGTTGGTTTACAGACGGAGAGGGCAGTGTACTGAATATTCCATCAATGCGTGGAGACATATCAAAGATTGCAGAGCTCAAAAATGTAGCAAAGCACTACGGAGATCCAGGAGATGGTGAAGCGGTTTTTGTTCCAGGATTAACCAGAATTACAGAAGAAGAACACTCGGAGCAGATTGATCGCATGAAGTCTGGTCTTATTCCATCTATGAATGACTTGGGTGCTTGGCATGCTGCACAAACAACACTTGATACATATGGAAAGGATGCCTTTGATGAGTGAGGATTTTAGCAATATCCAAGCCAGACTTGGAACAGAAATAATTGATACTGATCTTTTTAAAGATAGAGATCCATTTATTAAAAATTGGGAAGGATTAAAAGACCTTTCTGGCATTGACACAAACTTTCGTCGTAGAACATCAAGAAATGTTTCTAAGTCACTAGTTCCAACAGAGGCATATTTAGATTCTGCAAATGCAACACCATCAGGACAAGATGCTGGATCTAAAGCTATTAATCCAGGAACTGTTTATCAAAATGGATACGGACTATTTGACGTAATTACACCGCCATATAATCTTTATGAACTTGCTAATTTTTATGACACCTCTTTTGCTAACCATGCAGCTATTGATGCCAAGGTAGAGAATGTTGTTGGTCTTGGATACCGTTTTGATGTCACAGATAGAACAATGTTGAGTTTGGAATCAAACGATAACCCAGATGCAGTAAAGAAGGCTCGTAAAAGAATTGAAAGAATGAAGATTGAACTCCGTGACTGGTTAGAGTCTCTTAATGATGATGATTCTTTTCAGAGAACAATGGAAAAACTTTATACAGATATTCAGGCTACAGGAAATGGCTACCTAGAAATTGGAAGAACTGTAACTGGAGAGATTGGGTATGTTGGACACATTCCAGCCACAACGATTCGTGTAAGAAGACTTCGTGATGGCTTTATTCAGATTGTTGGAAATAAGCTAGTTTACTTTAGAAACTTTGGGGCTAAGAATCCAAATCCAGTTACTGCAGATCAACGTCCAAATGAAATTATTCACTATAAAGAGTATTCACCACTAAACACATATTATGGAATTCCAGATATTGTTGCAGCAATGCCATCTCTTATTGGGGATCAACTTGCTTCACAATATAATATTGACTATTTCCAAAACAAGGCTGTGCCAAGATATGTTATCACTCTTAAGGGTGGAAAAATGTCAGCAGATGCAGAAGACAAGATGTTTAGATTTTTGCAAACAGGTCTTAAGGGACAGTCTCATAGAACTTTATTCCTTCCACTTCCTGCAGACAGGGAAGATAGCAAGGTTGAGTTTAAGATGCAGGCAATTGAAAATGGTATTCAAGAAGGATCATTTAGAGAGTATCGCAAACAAAACCGTGATGATATTCTTATTGCTCACCAGGTCCCAATATCAAAACTTGGTGGCTCAGAGTCAAGTGCAATTGCCTCAGCTCTTTCAGCAGATAGAACATTTAAAGAGCAAGTTTCTCGTCCAGCTCAGGGGCACTTAGAGAAGGTTGTTAATAAGATTATTCGTGAAAAGACAGACATTCTTCTTCTTAAGTTTAATGAACTTACATTAACAGATGAAGTAACTCAGTCTCAGATTCTTGAAAGGTATGTCAAGACACAGATTATGCTTCCAAATGAGGCTAGAGAAATGCTTGATCTTCCACAGGTTGAGTATGGAGACACACCTCTTGAATTAACTGCAAGAGCTGCAGCAGATACAAGGGCAGACATAGCTGGCAATAGACAAAGAGATACTCAGAGATCAAATAATCAATCTGATGGACCTGCAACTGTTTCTGGTCGCAATGCAAAAGGCGAAGGTCGTTCTTCTCAATAATTGAGAAAACGAATAAAAGGTTTGGTATAATTGGATTGATATGAATATCAACAAAGCGCATTGGGTAACAGAAGGTCAGAACGTTCGTCTATCTATGCCTATCGGTAAGGTAGATGTTGAGCGTAGAACCGTTTCTGGTTTTGCTACATTAGACAACGTAGACAAGCAAGGAGACATTGTTTCTACAGAGGCAAGTCTTGAAGCTTTTAAGAATTTTCGTGGCAACCTAAGAGAAATGCA